GACCTCTCCTTTCTTGAATCCTGCTAATGCAATCTCTAAATGGGATTCCACATTATTTATTTGTATGAGATTATAAGGCGGATAATTCTTTGTAGTTTCGTGAAGATTAAACAGACGATCAAAGTATTCGTCCATTCCGATACTGTTTCTTGTAATCCTATCCATCAAGGCAGGAAGATCCGCAGCAGTATACCTTGTGAGGTTGTTCATTATGGTAGCTCCTTATAAAAGCGAGTTTGTGTTGTGTAGACCCTTTCGGCATCCAATACTAATTATACAAGAAAGCATAAAAAAGGAGGGTCGGAAACCCTCACTTTTTATTACGGGTATTACGGGTTGAAAACTAACAATAGAGTTTTTCGACGTGAATACCAACTGTTTTTTATGAGTATTAGACACTGAATACTAACAAGAGTATTCTCGCTTGAATACTAACTAAAAGATTTGAAGATGGTTGAGTATTGGGCACTGAATACTAACAAGAGTATTTCCTGCTGAATACTAACGAAGACCATCCTCAACAATCATCTTACGGGCAGTTCTCCAGAAGTTACGAAGGTGTCTATCAGACTCTTTCATTGCTTCTCGAATCTCACGAACATCATCAAGATTTTTGACAGCATTCTTAGATTCAAGACTCATACTCTTTTTACAAGAAGAACCTGCTTTACGCTTATGATACTTATAGTTTGATGCAGTCACACCAGCGTGCATATGATATGGAGTCAAACCAAAATACACTTGTTTAGCATACTTCCAATATGGGGGTTTTTTAATATCAGATCTTAATCTTAGTTCCCCAGAAGGAGTAAGAATTGTATTAATAACTCCGTAAATAAACTTTAGTTTATCATTGCTATAATTTGTCAATGATGGCAACAGTTTAGGAGGTTTATTTTTTGATCCTTTACTATATACAAGTCCAGACCAATTTCTTGTTTCTTCATCCAATTCAAAAGCAAGTTTATCAATATATTTCTTAATCCATTTAACTACAGAATCTTCATAATCTGTTTTGATTCCATACTTCTCATTTCTAGCAGTATTTGAATCTTCTGTTAAAGCATCTCTATCAGCATAGATATGAGAACTATTTTTCTCATGTTCCTGAAGACTAATTGGATTAAATGGTTTTAGAGAATTAAAAACTCCCTCAAAGTTTTCCAAATAGTATGCAATTGCTTGAGTGTCGTTTGCATCAGTCTTTTCGATTAGTTCTGGAAATTCCAGTGATGCAACTTTTCTTGCTTTTGGTGTTACTTTTTGAGGAAAAGAAAGAATCTCATTTCCATTGTTGTCAGCATTTTTTCCAAGTTTCTGCAATTCTTCCAATTTGAATGCTTGAGCAAGACTATTTTCTTCTTGAGTTCTGATGTGTGCATCTTCAATGACAATAGCATCACCAAACTCAAGTTCTGGAATATTCAAGTCTATAAAATCCGAATGCTCGATTTTATAAACATTTTTTGATCTTGGATTGTAAATATGGGTAATTTTTTTACCAATGTCACAAACAATAAAGTTTTTCATATTTTTTTCAAGTATTATGATGTGAATGCTTACGAGAGCATTTCAGGTTGAATACTAATAGTATTTCTTCGGTAAGTATTAACCCTTGAATACTAATAAAAGTATTTGTAGGAGAATACTAATTGACCCGAAGACTGATATTATAAATCTATTTCAGTCTTCTGTCAACCTGTCTGATGAGTATTATGCTCTGAAAACTAACAAGAGTTTTGCAGGTTGAATACTAACTGCTCAGACTCAAGTATTATATCATGAAAAAGGGGCGTTGCCACCCCCCCGTTTCATTCAGTTTCCTCTACACGCTTCTTCTTAGACCCAATATTATACTTGGTCTCAAGAATCCAGTCTTGCTTATCCTTATAAGCAAGGACCTTGATTTGATTCAGGGGAGCAATATCCTGAATCTTGGTGACATCCACGATACCAATCAAACCCCAATCAGCAAGAAGTTGAGCAATACGGTTACGACGTTGTACATCATTTACCGTCAAATTTGCATGTTTGCCATCAAGGGCAAAGAGTTCTTTGAAGTGAACCAGATAATACCGTCCTTGCTTGTGGAGAATATGACAAGACTGGTAAATCTTCTTTTCTTTTCTTGAAGCAACTCCGATGCGGGTCAGAGTTTCACGCACTTTCAAAAAGTCGTCTGGTTGACTAAGGACCACTTCGACCATTTGTTCTGGCGTCCACTTCACTTCAGGTTCTTGAACGACACTCATTTTTTTCCTCCAGTATCAAATTTCGATTTAATAAAATTAAGTTGTTCTTCTGTAAGAATCCTCAAAGATTGTTTTGCCTTCTCATTACTATAACCATAATAACGTTTGACATAATCAAGATCTTTGATTTTATCTTGTCGGATCCAGGGAGAAAATCTCTTCTTTTTCCTCAGACTATTTAGATAAAAATCATATTGTAGTTTTTTAGGAAGAAAATGATACTGATTTAATTCATTCGCGAACATAAGAGTATCAATATGACCAGAAAAACAACGATTGACAATATAAGGAGGATATTCCTTCTCAAGCGAAGGATCTTCATCAATCAAATTCTTTTTTGTTTGATTAATACTATTTAACCAATCTTTAAGTTCCGTCATCGTATAATCTCCAAGTCTTTATCAGATTCCCACAATTCAAGTTCTGTACGAAGTCTTCCTTCAGATACTAACTTATCGTATCTTTTAGATGCTTTCTTCTTCCACCATTCAATAACCTCTTCAGGTTCATAACCAAACTTAGAAAAGTAATACCTTTTCTTTTCTGTTAAAGACTTTGCTTTTTTGATACATGCATTGAACTCTTCCAACTTTTGCTCATCTTGCAATGAGTTTCTAATAATAGAAATCATCTTAGTTTGAATTTTGAGTTTCTTGGAAGACTTATCTGCGGAGATCAAACGTTCTCCATCATTTGCATTGTTGTTAAACCACCAGAACATCTCTCTGAAGTAATCATCATGGAACAATGGCAAGAAGTTACTCTCAGTATCACCAATATGACGGATATATGGTTTGAGTCCGTCGTACATTGATACACCTTTTGTAGTTCCATACAAAGATGTTGTCTCAAAGTATTGGAGATCTGTTCCATACTTTTCATCAAATTGCCTCTTCAAAAAATTAGAAGATGCAAGAAGAGCAAGAAGTTTTCCACCAAGATAGTTATATCCAAAGGGTTGTACTGGAACAATATTGAATCCCATTACAAACTCATGATTAATCTTTGAGAGTGGTAAAACCTCTCCAAAGTAATCATTTCTTGGTTTAGAGTTGATTGTTGGTGATCCAAACCTAACAACCCCAATAACTTTCTTCGTGGTGTCTTCAGTAACCATCCACTTAATAGTCCGTCCAGGAATTGCTTCCTCGATGGCATTAGAAGCAGTGATGTTCAATACTTCAGAATAAAGATCTTGGTTGTACTTTGTTTTTGGTTTTGAACTAGTATCAACTTCATGAATGGTAAAAGACATTTCCGAAGGATGAATTGAAAAATCTGAAAAGATTTCATCTTCAGGACCAAACAATCTTCCAAGGGAATTGGACATCCTACTCCGCTTCACAAATCGCATATAATCATCGATGCGATTGAAGTTTGAGTAGTAATCAATAAATTGATCTGCTGCCCATATAGCGTCTTTTTCACTCAATAAACTCATACTACTAAAAACTGTGTTTCATACTCAAGTAGTTCTTCTGGAACATCAATAATATTAGAGTCCATTTGAACTGAATCTTTCCAATATGTATTGTTCGATCGATCATAAAGTTTGATACCCAAATGATTATACTTCAAGTTTGTTGGAACATGAACTTTATATGTATAACCATCATTTTCTGTCAACTGACTAAGAAGAGTATTTTCTTTCTTAGTCACGGTGATCGTTGAACATGCTCTCCAAAACATCTCTTTGAATGACCCAAGATCGCATAGAAACTTATCTGGATTGTCCATTACCATCCTCCCAATAAACTGAGGAGAAAGGCAATGATCAAGTGTTCGTTCACTTGGATTGTTAATAGCATTCTCACTAATAAATCCAGTGTGATTAATTCCAGCACAATCAAAAACATTGATATAAAATGTTCTGGTGATGGGACGATAGTAATCTTCCTTTCCCCAGTTTTTCACATTTGATCGAAGATTGTTGAAAGCAGTTTCACAGTATGCTTCCCAATTCTTCTTAGGCTTCTTGGACATAATCAGGTTCATTGTATTTTAAAAATTCCCAGAAGGTCAATTTCATTTCCTTCTGGGTCATCCCACAATGCTTGGCAGCAGCGGGCAAATTCATTGTAGCACGAAAAAGTGCCTCTGTCGCTTCTTTGACGTTTTTTGGGGTGGTCTTAACCTTTTCTTCCACAAGTTTAGTTTTATCGATAATCAATAGTCCCATTTATTTCTCCTACTTCTGTGGTAAGCGTATCAAAAAATCTGTTGACACTTTGTGCCATTAAACGATATCCAGTACCAACATAGATTTGTCCAAGAAGAACTCCTACAGTACAGATTCCCCAAAAGATGTAATAATGTGATGATTTCATTTGTGCTAATACTTTGGTTTTTTTGTTTTTCATGGTCAAACAATCAACTTTTTACTTGGTGATTTAATCACCGAGAACATGTCCTTATATTGCTCCACAATTTGTTCTTGTGGATCGGCAATATACACAATGTATTTTTTGGTAATTTCAATTTCTTCATCCTTTCCTTTAAGAAGAGGTGACCATGGAGCAAATCCCAATTGACCGTTTCCAGCAGGAACGGCAACAATAGGATTAGTAATTACTATAATTTCCGTCAGATTATCTTTTACATCGGCAATAACATCTTCACCAGACCACATACGAATCAGTTTTACATTCATTTAAAATTACACTCCACCATTAGTTCAGTTAAACAAGCAAGGATATTTATCTCTTGATCTGCTACAAATGCCGCCTGATACTGATACTTAGCAAGCACAAGCACAGCAGCAGGAACACTATTGTTTTCAAGGGATGTATAACAAGCATCGTAAATACGACGCATAAGTACAGTAGTATCATTGTCCATGTTAGATACCACCCACTTCCGAACTTCGGGGAAGTTCTTTTCTTTGAGGTTTTTGATGAGGTCATTTACAGCAACATCGGAGAAAGTAGCAAGAATACCAGCATCAATCTTTCCACTGACAGAGTAACGCTGACACTCATTAAGAACACGACGCCAATCAGGAAAGTGTTTGTTGACAAGTTCTACCAGGACCTTGTTATCAGATTCAACACCTTCTGCAACCAGGATTTCTTGAAGTCGCTTGAAGAACTGTGCGGCAATGGACTGTCGCTCTTTTCCTTTGATTGAGAAATCAACAACGGCACATCGCGAGTGCAGGGGTTCAAGGATTTTATTCTTATAGTTACAGGTGAAGATGAATCGACAGTTCCCAGCAAACTCCTCAATAAACGCCCGTAGGAGGAGTTGTACATCGTTGGACGTGTTATCTGCCTCATCAATGATGATGACTTTGTGTTTAGCAGTTGACGTAAGCGATACGGTCGAAGCGAAGTTCTTCGCATTGTTTCTGACAGTATCGAGGAATCTACCCTCGTCGGATCCATTGATGACATATACATCTACTCCAAGTTCATTACACAGTGCCTTGGCAACTGTGGTCTTACCAATACCAGGAGGACCTGCCAAAAGCATATTGGGAATCTCGCCCTTATTTAGAAACTCCTGAAACATCTGCTTAGCAGATTCTGGGAGAATACACTCTTCAATAGTCTTTGGGCGATATTTCTCAACCCAAATAAAGTTACTCATTATCTAAAACCTCAATGTGAGATAAAAACTGCGGAGGAGTATTCCACCA